CCACTGAAACGATTGATCCGCCTGCCCGCCCGGTGGCGATGACGGCCGCTTTGGGCTGTTCGGGTGCTCATTGGAATGATCCGCCCGCGCGAGACCCGCACCATCACCGTCCAGGCCGAGGAGCTCGACGAGATTCAGGACCTAATCCGCGCGCAGACGCCAGCCGGGTGGGAGACGATCTCCGCCCCGGTGACGATGTCGAAGAAGGACACCACGATGACGGCCGAGGGCACGATCGCACGCCGCGACGGCGTCGAGGAGATCGAGGCCGACGACATGGCCGCGCTCGACGCGAAGGTCCCCGAGGGGTATCAGCTTCTCTCTGTGCGTCAGCGATGACCTCGTCACCTCGAGGTCCGCTTGCTTCCTCGTGCATCGCATGCGGGCGTTCTTCTCGGACCAAGGCGCACATCCTGGCGCGAGCACTCCATCGGTAGCTGGATCCCACCGACGCACCGACGCGCTCCGTCGAGTCTTGGATCCGGGTTGACCGACGCGGGAAGCCAGTCGCCGAGGTTACGTCCGACGCTAAATCCAACGGTGGCGCGGTGAAGGACACCCAGCCGCGCGTTCTTTGCGATGAATGCAACAACGTCTGGATGAACGGCCTGGAGCAGGGAGCTGTTCCGCTGCTAGGCGCACTCCTCCGCGGGGAGCCAGTATCGACAGACTTCGAGACACTCATGAAGCTCACCGAGTGGGCTCTTGCAGCTGCAATCGTCCGCGCAGAGCATGGAGGAAGCCACACCAAGCTCCCCGAGGCTACCGTCCGCGCAGCGCGTGCTGGCGGCGCCCGTGCGGTGGAAGGCGCAGCTGCAATCTTCTCTATCCTCCGAGCTGACCGCATAGCGTCGCGCAACCGGGGCGAGACCATCGGGCGAGGGGTCGCAACATCGGCGTACGCGTCGGCGCATACCGATGAGCCGGACGAAAGAATGGTCATCCTATGGGTCGATCGCATCGCGGTCGTCATTGCGTTCGGGGGTTGGTCCTACCTTGTCCAGCGCGCTGCCCGCGTGGCGCGCCGCGCCGCACTTCCGCTCCCTGATGTAGTTCCAGCGGCGCCCGAGTGGGGCCCTGATTCGTCTATCACCGAGGATCAGCTGCTTAGCCTCCTGGGAGTCGGCGGCGTGCCGGCAGATGCCTATGCGGGCAGGGGTCTCTTTGCCCCCACTCGCAAGATCGGATGACGTCTTTCACCGCTACGACGACGAAAGGAGTCGCTTGACCTGCGCGACCCCCTTCGCGGCAACTCGCAGATGGTCGTCAGAGATGATCGTGCGGGCGCGCGTGACGACGGCGTCGATGACGACGGCGTCGATGAAGCACGACGACGTCCGGGCTCTCTGGTCTCGGCCCGGTCAGTGCTCCGGTTCGTCGTCGATGCCCAGTTTTTTACGGATGCCGGGCATGCCGCGGCGGGCGGAGGCATTTCGTACCACAGACGGCTGGCTAAGCTCAGCACAGTCACCTGTGGGCGGACTCCGACGACCGGACGCGCGAGGCGGTGGACTCGGTTCTGCTGAATCGACCGGATTCTGCGGACTCGCCGCGGACAGAAACGACCGGCCGACCAGGGAATTCCTGATCAGCCAGTAGTTAGTGAACGGGCCGGCCTGTACGCCGGGTTCTGTTCCGGGGCGGAGCCCCTTCGACGGTCATCTCTCTCGGCGACGCGTTGCCGCGCCGCTCCAGCGGCCTACCCGGGGACTCGGCGGGCCGCGTCATCATCCCCTGTCTGGCCTTGCTCCGGGCGAGGTTTACCTGGCGGGCCGTGTCACCACGGCCCCCGGTGGTCTCTTACACCACCCTTTCACCCTTACCCCGGTCCGTGCGGACCGGGGCGGTCTTCTCTCTGTGGCACTGTCTCGCGGATTGCTCCGGGTGGGTGTTACCCACCGCCCTGCCCTGTGGAGCCCGGACGTTCCTCGGTGCGGTCTCCCGCCACGCGACCGTCCGGCCGACCCGTTCGGATCCAGTCTACGAGGCCTTGCCCGCGTCCTCCGCGATGCGCAGGTCGAGAGGGATGTCGATCTCGAACCCCGGGAAGAGCCTGCGGGTGGCGGCGTCCGCGGATTCCTGCACGGCGCGCGCCGCCTCGGCCGCGAGTTCGGCCGGCGCATGCACGATCACCTCGTCGTGCAGGAAGAACGCGAGGTGCGCACGATCGGAGAACACGGGACCGGATCCGGTCGCGGGCCGAGCGGCCCCCGGCAGCGCGCTCAGGCGGTGGCGGATCTCCGCGAGCCACAGCAGCGACCACTCCGCCGCGGTGCCCTGCACGACGAAGTTGCGCGTGAACCGACCGCGATCCCTCGCCCTGCTGCGCGCCGCGCGCTCGTCCGCGCCGTCGGCCTCCGGGTCGCTCGCCCGGAACTGCGCGGCGGTCCACGCCGCATCCGGCCGAGGCGAGCTCCGGCCCAGCAGCGTCGACACCACTCCGCCCTCCTCGCCCGTCTTCGCCGCGCCGTCGACGAGCGCCATGGCGCGCGGGAACACGCTGCGCAGTCTCGGCCCGAGCCGGCCGCTGGGTCCCGTCGTCGCCCCGTACATCGCGCCGAGCACGGCGTACTTCGCCTCCTGCCGCGTCTGCACGGCACCGGAGCGCACCACTCCCTCGTACAGGTCGGCGCCGCGCGCCGCGTCCGCCATCGCGCGGTCCTTCGACATCGCGGCGAGCACGCGGGGCTCCAGCTGCGCCACGTCGGCGCACACCAGCACCCATCCCTCGTCGGCGCGCACCGCCGGGCGCAGACTCCGCGGGATCTGCAGCGCTCCCCCGCCACTGGACGCCCAGCGCCCGGTCACCACACCGCCGGTCAGGTAGATCGGGCGGAACCGCTCGTCGTGCACCCACTCCGCCAGCCAGTGCCAGCCGTTCGCGGAGTACAGCCGGGCGAGCTTTTTGTACGCGAGCAGCGGCTCCACCACCGGATGCTCGATCTCGCCGAGCTCCCAGCGGGAGGTGGAATCCACGAGGATCCCAGCGCGGCGCAGCGACTTCAGGAGCCGGGACGGGCTGTCCGGGTTCACCGACGGATCCTCCAGGGCCGCCGCGATCGTCGCGGCGAGCTCGGCCATCCGCGCCGGCCGGGCTCCGGTCACCGGCCGCGGCCCGAGCGCATCCGCCAGCAGGCGCTCGTGCACGGCGGTGCTCCACGGGAGTCCCGCGGCGGTCATCTCCTCCGCGACGAGAGCCCCGGTCGACTCCGCCGCGCAGAGCAGGGCGAGGCGACCATCCGCGGCGCGGCGCAGCACTGCCCGCTGCCGCGCGTATTCGGCGAGCAGTTCGTCGATCTCCGCCGCCTCGTCGGCCGCGGATGTCTCGTCGTGGAGGTCGAACAGCGCGGGCGAGGAGACCGGGACCGCCGACGGATCCACGCGCAGCCAGCGCGGCGACGCGGGGACCGGATCCGCGAGGCTGGCGGTGTCGCGCAGGATCGCATGGCACAGCAGCAGGTCGTGAGCGCGGCGGATCCGGATCCCGGCGGCCAGCAGCGGCGGGTAGATCTCGCGGAGGCTCCGCACCACCCAGCGCGGATGCGCCTGCTCCTCGACCGCGCGGATCAGGGCGTGCAGTGCGGCGCCGGGGACCTCGCGCGTGTCCTGCTCCGCGCCCCCCTCGCCGTAGGCCACGAGGCACCAGTGGCCCGGCCGGGCCGACCGTCCCAGCACGATCTCATGCGGGAGGGCCGATTCGATCATGCATTCGAATCTACGCCCTCGCGGGGGCGGCCCCCGACACGGCCCTCGCTCGCGCTCCGGAGCCTTGGGTGTGTCGGCGTGTATCACAGCCCCGCGCGCGCGAGGGCGGCGACGATTAGCGTGGGAGCACCGGAGAGGAGACCCCATGTCCGATGCATCCCCCTTCATCGCCCACAACGGCTTCACCCTGCCCGTACAGGGCCTCGGCACCTACGGCTTCCGTGGCGAAGCCGGCGCGGACGCCGTCCGCAGCGGGATCGAGAGCGGCTACCGCCTCATCGACTCGGCGTTCAACTACGAGAACGAGGGCGCCGTCGGCTGGGGCATCTCGGGAGCCGCCGTCGACCGCGCGGAGCTCATCGTGACGTCGAAGCTGGCCGGCCGCCACCACGCCAGGGCGAAGGCGCTGGACGCGATCGAGGAGAGCCGGTTCCGGCTCGGCCTGGACGCGATCGACCTGTTCCTCATCCATTGGCCCCTGCCACGCCGGAACACCTACGTCGAGGCCTGGCAGGCGCTGATCGAAGCGCGCGATCGCGGCCTCGTGCGGCAGATCGGGGTGTCGAACTTCCTGCCGGAGCACCTGGAGCGCATCGAGGATGAGACCGGCGTGCGCCCGGTCGTCAACCAGATCGAGCTGCACCCGCGCTTCCCGCAGGAGGAGGCGCTGGCCTACCACCGGGCGCAGGGGATCATCACCGAGGCCTGGAGCCCGCTCGGCCGCGCCGGCGACCTGCTCCAGGATCCCGCGATCACGGCCGTCGCGACCGCGCACCGCATCACGCCTGCACAGGCCGTGCTGGCCTGGCACGCTGCGCGCGGCGTCGTCGCGATCCCGAAGGCGGCGTCCCCCGAGCACCAGGCGCTGAACCTCGCCGCGGCCGAGGTGCGGCTGTCCGAGGACGAGGTCGCCGCGATCACCGCTCTCGGCACGCCGGACGGGCGCCTGTGGGAGTCCGACCCCGCCACGCACGAGGAGTTCTGAAGCGCGCCGGGCGGGCGCGCCGCGTCGTTCAGTCCGCTGCGTGCGCGCTCGCGCTGCTGGTCAGCCCCGATTCCTCGGTGCGGACGAGGATGCAGCCGCACTCCGGGCACGACACCACGTCGTCGTCCGCGGCCTGACGGATCACGTTCAGATCGGTGCCGGAGAGCACCATGCGGCACCCCTCGCACGTGGCGCGACGCAGCAGAGCGGCCCCGGCAGTCCTTCCGACCCGGCGCTGGTACTCCGCCATGAGCGACGGGGAGACGGAGTCGACGAGCGCCGCGCGATCGCGGGCGAGCTGCTCCCCCTCGGCGGTCGCGTCCGCGATGAGCGCCTTCGCCTCGGTGGTCAGCCGGGTGCCCTCGGCGACGGTCTCGTCGATGAGCGCCTGCTGGGCCGCCACAGCCGCCTCCGCGTCCTCGAGGCGCGCCATGATCTCGAGCTCCGCGTCTTCGAGGTCGCTGATCCGGCGACCAAGACTCGCGATCTCCTGCTCGAGGGCGACCGCGTCCTTGGGATTCTGCGTGGCCGCGAGCCGTTCCGCGTCGCGGTCGCGGCGCTGCGTCGCGAGGGCGACGTCGGACTCCACGCGCTTGAGCTCGGCCTGCACGTCGTCGCGCGCACCGGACAGCACGGTGAGCTCGCGCAGTTGCCCCTGCCGCTGGGCGGCGAGCTCGTTGATCCGCTCCCCCTGCGCCGGGTGCGTGCGCGCGTAATCGGCCTGCAGGATGCGGCGGTCGATGTCGGCGATGTCGAGGAGCACGAGCTGGTGCGCGGGGTTGGCTTTCACGACGTCAAACCTACGCCAGCCGGGCGCCCGCCCGCGCCTGCGGGAAGCGCGTGCGGGGAGGCGTCAGGCCACGACGCCGTCGACGTAGTACCACTGTCCGTCCTCGCGCACGAAGCGGCTGCGCTCGTGCAGTACTCCGCGACCGGTCGGATCCCGGTGGATCGCCTCGAACTCGACGACGCCCTCCGTGTCGAACGGGCCGCCGCCGGTCTTGCCGAGGATGTCGAGACGCAGCCAGCGCACGTCGTCGTCGAGGTCCAGGCGTTCCGGGCGGGTGGACGGGTGCCAGGAACGCAGCAGGTACCCGGCATCACCGCGCGCGAACGCGGTGTACCGCGACCGCATCAGGCGCTCCGCGGTCGGGGCAGGACGGCCCGCGAGGATCGGCGCGCAGCACGCGTCGAACAGGTTGCCGCTGCCGCACGGGCAGCGGTCCGCCGCTGCGCTCACACGCCGATCCGGTCCAGCGCGTCGCCGAGGCGGCGCACCGTGCCGTCCACGTCGCCGAGCTTGTCCAGGCCGAACAGTCCGATCCGGAACGTGGAGAACGAGTCCGGCTCGCCGCAGTGCAGCGGCACCCCCGCAGCGATCTGCAGTCCCTGCTCCCGGAACAGCGCTCCGCTGCGCAGACCCGGATCCGTCGTGTGCACGACGGCGACGCTCGGGGAGGCGAAGCCCTCCGCCGCGACGGACGGCAGGCCCCGCTCCGCGAGCAGCGCCCGCACCCGCGTGCCGAGGTCCCACTGGGCGGCACGGAGCGCATCGAACCCGCGCTCACGCGTCTCCGCCATGAGCACGGCGTTGTGCGCGAGCGTGTCCGTGGGCATGGTCGCGTGGTACGGCGCCCTGCCCTCGCGGTACTCCTCCGCGATCCACAGCCACTTCGCCAGGTCGATCGCGAAGCTCGAGGAGGCACGCGAGGTCACCGCGTCACGGCCGGCGTCGTTGAGCATCACGTATCCCGCACCGGGGGATCCGCTCCAGCCCTTCTGCGGAGCGCTCAGCAGCACGTCGACGCCGAGTGCCTCCACATCCACCCACAGGGCGCCCGAGGCGATGGAGTCGAGCACCAGCAGGCCGCCGACCTCGTGCACCGCATCGGCGAGAGCCCTCACGTACGCGTCCGGCAGCAGGATCCCGGCAGCGGTCTCGACGTGCGGCGCGAACACGACCTCGCTGCGCTGCGCCCGGATCGCCGAGACGACCTCCTCGATCGGCACCGGCGCCCACGCGGCCTGCACATCGTCCGAGGCCGGGCGTGCCGCGCACACCACGGTGCTCTGCGCGATGTCGCCGGCATCGAGGATCTGCGACCACCGGTAGGAGAACAGCCCGTTGCGCACCACGAGGCAGCGTCGCCCCGTGGCGAGCTGGCGCGCGACCGCTTCCATCGCGTAGGTGCCGCCCCCGGGCACGATCGCCGTCGTCGTCGCCCGGTACGCGGCGCGCAGATCGGCCTGGATGCTCTGCATCACCCCGATGAAGCGCGCGGACATGTGGTTCAGGGAGCGATCCGTGAAGACCACCGAGTACTCCAGCAGGCCCCCGGGATCGACATCGTCGTGCGGAAGGTTCATGGCCCCACCCTGGCACATCGGCACCGGTAGGCTGGAGCTCACGCGCCTATAGCTCAGTTGGTAGAGCACGTCGTTTACACCGACGATGCAGGTCCTTCGACCGGCTCCGGGGAGCCCTCACCCGTCATGAGCCACACGCGATCGACGCGCGTGCGCAGGACGATTCGGTTGATCGTCGCAACGTAGTCCCGCGGCTTCTTGCCCGCCTCCCAGTTCGTCCAGGACGACGGCGGAAGACCGCACTCCACGGCAGCCTCCTTGACGTTCCAACCCATGCGCCACCGGATGAGAGCAAGGCGTGCTCCGAAGGTGTCGACGCTGGGGACCCAGCTTGTCATTGGTGCGCTCATGCGTCACACGATAGGACATTCCGCGCATCTCGCGCAAGCACCCATAAATCGCGCATGATTCGACTAGTGGTGTTTGACACCACTTGCGCGCATATGCTTCACTCTGGGGCATGACGCAGGAACTGGTGCTTATCACCACTTCGGATCTGGCCCGGGCTCTGGGCGTCGACGTATCGACAGTTCGACGGTGGGTGTCGAGCTCGAAGATCACGCCCAGCCTGACCACGCCGGGCGGACACCACCGGTTCGATCTGTCGCAAGTGCGCGAGCAACTGCGCGCGCTCGCCGAAGGCGGTGAGCAGCAGTGACTGGCGACGTGCTCAGCTTCGTCGTGGCCGTCGTCGCGCTGGGTCTGGCCATCACGAGCTTCGTCGTCTCCCGCCGAAATGAGCGGCGCGAGCGGCTCCACCGCCAGTGGATGGCTAGTCAGCTGGCGAGGAGCTCGGCTCTGCGCCAGCAACTACACGAGGCGGCCGCGGAACGCGAACGACGCGCTTCGTCTCGAACGGAGCAGTCACGATGATCGTGACGCTGCCAGGCAAGTCGTCGCCGTTCGGCTTGATGGAGATGCTTCCCACGTCCTCGCCGGGTTCCGCGATCCCGAATGTGTTGTCACGTGCCGCCCAGTTCATGAGGCCGCCGCGGTCCAACCGGAAATGGCACTTCACGTCGCCGGTGAACCACAGCCGGTACCAGTGCTCCTGTCCGATGAAGGCGTCGTACTCGAGCTCGAACGAGATGGAACGCTGCCTGCGATCCTCTTCCGCTGCCTCCCGGTCTTCCTCGATCAGTGCGCGATCCTCTTCGCGGAGCCTCTGTGCCTCGGCCCGGTCCCGCTCGCGCTCTACGACACGGCGGCGCTCCACGCGCCAGGTGTGCACCAGCGCCAGGCCGGCAATGACCGCAGCGCTCAGCGCGATCCAGTTCTCCGCAAGCCACTTCCACACCTACGGCACCACCCTTTCCTCGTCCCTCGCGACGATCGTAGAGGTCAGCGGTCCTCTCACGCTTCCCGAGACCACCGGCATCCTCCACGGCGCCGGTGAGAGCGCCGGGGGCGTCCCCCCCATGCGGCCCCGGCGCTCAGTTTCACGACGGGATCTCCTCATGACTCCGTGGGAGGTCGCGATCTCCGTGGTCGTCACCGCATACGGCGTCGCGATCGCATCCCTCGGCCTCGTCGTCGGCCTCCACCTCCGCCGCGCTCGCCGCGGTGCGGACGAGCCGTGAGCGAGCAGTCCGGGGCGCCAAGCCCCGCATACGACGACCTCGGAGGCATGCACGCCCCCACCGGACGCCGTCGCCGGTCCTACCGGTACCCCTCCCGGACGATCGACCCCAACCCGGGGAAGGTCTGCCAGAACCACATCTTCGACCCACAGTCCGGCTGGTGCAGCTGCGGCACCCGCGACGACGGCCAGCTCGCCCCCGGATCCCCGGCTGAACGCGAAGCAGCAGCCCGCAAGCTCACTCCCTGACCACGAGGAACCACCATGGACCTTCCCCGCCCCGTCCACCGCTCCGAGCTCCGCCCCCGCTTCACCGACGTGATCGCCGTAGGAGCCGTTCTGAGCGTCCCGTTCGTCCTCGCCGTACTCCCGGTGCCTGCCGCCGTCGTTGTGGCGCTCAGCGTGGCCGTGGCGTGCACCGTGGCCTACTTCCGGCTTGGGCGTCGCGGCTGATGGGAACCATCTGCCCCCCGGACCACGCCCACGCGTCGACCGACAAGCTGACCTGCTACGCCGCGCACGGCTGCCGCTGCGACGAGTGCGGCGAGTTGTCCCGCGCGTACGGCTACTGGCGTGACCACATGAACGCCTCCGGCCACGAGCTCACGATCTCCTCCCTCGGCACACAGCGCCGCATCCAGGCGCTCATGTGCCTCGGCTGGTCCATGCACCAGATCGCGCTGCGCCTCGACGACCGCCGCGGCAACATCCGCCGGCTCCTCCTCACCGACACGATCACCCGCAAGCTCGCCAAGCGCGTCGCCGCGGTCTACGACGAGATGTGCATGACCCGCCCCGAGGGCACCACCCGGGCGGAGCACGCCTCCATCGCCCGGATCCGCATCTTCGCCCGCCGCAACGGGTGGGTGCCGCCGCTCGCCTGGGACGACATCGACAACGACGAGCGCCCCGCACTCGTCGAGCACGTCGCCTACGCCACCCAGGTCGACACCGTCGCCGTCGACCTCGCCCTCACCGGCAACCGCACCGTCCGCCTCACCCCCGCCGAGCGCCGCGTCTGCGTCCGCCAGCTGCACTCCCGCCGCTGGTCCGACAAGGCGATCGCCACCCTCATCGGCTGCAACGAGAAGACCGTCACCCGGATCCGCGAGGAGCTCCACCTCGACCCCTGGAACGACGCCGAGCAGCTCACCACGCGAGCGGACGTCGCCGCATGAGCCCTGCACCCGCCATCCGCTGGCTCATCCGTCGCGAGCACATCCGCGCCACCCGCTTCGGCGAACCCCTCGCCAACAGCACCGCCTGGGCCGTCACCCCTATCACCGGCCGCCACCCGAACCGCCACCGCATCACCGGCCCCACGTTCTTCCCCTCCCGCGCCGCAGCGTTCCGCTACGTCGACCAGGAGATCCGCCGCACCTACCGAAAGAAGACCCCCTGATGACCGTCCACGCCCCCAACATCGAAGCAGTCCTCGAACACACACCAGCCTCCGCACCCGCCCGCCTCGTCCACCTCGCGCTCGCCGCGACCGCCGACGAGAACGGCCACGCCGAGACCACGCTGCACTCCCTCGAGCACATCACCGGCATGCGAGCCGACTGGGTGGCGTCGATCCTCGGACAGAACGAGCTCGGCACCATCCTCATCCCCGCCGCCGTGTCATTCGCCGACGACGTCGTCAAGGTCGACCTCCTCAAGGCGGTGCGCTCGTGAACATCCGGCAGGTCGAGGAGTTCCTCCGCAGCAGGGGCGTCAGCGAAGACGAGATCACAGCAGAGCGCGCACGCCTCGACCAGCGCGCGGCGGCGATCGACGACCTCACCGTCGCCGCGACCGCCGCGACGCAGGCAGAGACCCCTGAGGAGGCGGTCCTGCACGGGCTGGACGTGATCACGATCTACCGCGCACAACTGGGCGAGATCTCGCCGACGGGCATGGACTTCGCGCAGCAGGTCGCTGCACGCCTCGCTCACGCCGTCATGACCATCTGGAGTCTGACCGATCAGATCACCGCTCTGGAGGCCGAGATCGCGCGCCTGAGGCGGGGTCGTTGATGGGCGGCGGCGCCGACCGGCCGACCCGGATCCGCAACCAGTACGGGAAGTTCGCACAGATCCCCGAGGTCCTCGTCCGCGACCCAAAGGTTTCCGACCGCGCCATCCGCATCTATGCCCTCCTGTGGACGTACAGCGGCGAGAAGGGCCGCAAGGCGTGGCCGTCACGCCGCGAGATGTCAGAGTGCCTCGAGGTGTCCGTCTCGACCATCGACCGGGGCCTCCGCGAGCTCGAGGAGCGCGGCGCGATCGCCGTCGAATCTGACTACAACGGCGACCGTCAAACGTCCAACATCTACACGATCCTGGTGCTCCCCGACGAGGCCCCGAAGAGCCGGAAAGTTGTCCACAGGGGCCGCAAATCTGACGCCCCTCGGCTGTCCACAGGGGCCGCAAATTTGACTACCCCGGGGGCCGCAAATCTGACGCACCAGGAACAAGAACCACAGGAACAAGAGATCTCTGGTCCAGTCCCTGAGGTCACCACCGGAACCGCTGTGGATAACTCGGACCGGACTGGACGGGCATCATCGGGGGTCACTCCTCGGGCGCTGTCACGCACTCACGGGCTGCCGCTGCAGCCGGCCGACGTGTTCGCATCCTGCGGCCACCAGCTGCCCGACCATCTCGACGACGCCGGCCTGCAACAGCTCGCCGACGAGATCATCGCCAAGGCCAGCAGCCGAGTCCTCGACCCGACCGCGTACGTCATCCGCGCACTCCGGATCCGCGGCCTCAACGACGACCTCGCCGACAAGGGCCGGTGGCTCGCCCGCGCCGAGGTCATCGCCGACGAACGAGGCCTCCGCACGCTCGGCGCGGGAGGGATGTTCTGATGCGCACCGCCATCCCGTCATCGCTCGAAGTCACCGGCCGCGTTCACCCCGACGCCGACACCTGGATCCTGTACTTCGCATGGCCCACGAACCCGCTCCCGATGAACGGCAGCCGCGGCGGCAACTGGCGTCCCGCCGCCCGCAAACGCGCAGCCATCCGCAACCACGTCTTCCAGATGGCCACCTTCGCCCGCATCCCCGCCCTCGGCCGGATCCGCGCCCAGGTCACCTGGTGGGTCACGTCGACCGCGAAGACCCGCGACCCCGACAACCTCGCCCTCCTCGAGAAGCCCATGTTCGACGCGCTCGTCGACGCCGGCATCGTCACCGACGACCGCCCCGACCTCATGGACAAGCCCCGCGCCGTCATCCGCCCCATCGCGGACTCCGCCGGCCTCATCACCGCCCCCGGCTTCACCCTCACCATCACCCGACTCGGAGACCCCGCATGAACCTCGAGCTCGTCCACTACAGCCGCGAACCGTTCACCCTGAACCGCGCGATCGTCTACAACCAGACCGGGTTCGGCAACGGCAAGCCCGACGGCCTCTGGGTCACCACCGATACCCCGGACGGGTGGGCCGACTGGTGCCGCCTCGAGAACTGGAACACCGCCGGCCTCGCCCACCGCACCGCACTCACCCTCACCCCCGGCGCGAACGTCCTCCACCTCGAGACCGTCGAAGCGCTCCGCGCGTTCAACAAGACCTACGCCGGCCACCCCGACGCCGGCCCCCTCAGCCGCCATTACATCAACTGGGCCGCCGTCGCCGACATCCTCATCGTCCCCTACCAGTGGCAGGCACGACTCGACCTCGAGCTGCTCTGGTACTACGGCTGGGACGTCGCCTCCGGCTGCATCTGGAACCTCGACGCCCTCGCGCTCGCCGAGGTGCCCGCATGAGGATCCTCACCGTCCGCCAGCCCTGGGCCTGGGCGATCATCCACGGCGGCAAGAACGTCGAGAACCGCACCCGCAACATCGCCGGCACCTACCGCGGCCCCGTCGCCATCCACGTCGCGACCGCCTGCCCGCTGCTCGACGACGACTGCAAGGTCAGCGACCTCCTCGGCAAGCCCGTTCGCACGATGAAGGACTTCCAGCCCATCGATGGCGGTCACATCATCGGCGTGGTCGACCTCGTCGACGTGCACCGCGTCATCGAATCCGCCGGCCGTGCTCACTGCGAGATCACTGAGGCTCCGACCGACCCAGCCGTATCCGGCGCCTGTTCGATCTGGGCGGAACGCGACGCGCACCACCTGTTGCTCGCGAACCCGCGCACGCTCGCCGAGCCGATCCGGTACCGCGGCGCTCTCGGCCTCCGCGAGCTCGACGCTGACACCGTCGCCCGCATTGAGGCGGCGATCGCGTGAACGTCGAGAAGGAGATCGCCGAGATCGACCAGAAGGTCCGCCGGCAGATCAACGCCAGCGCCCGCGAGGCACTGCTCCGCATCGGCGTCGACCCCGACGAGGTCGAGCGTGAGGAAGCCGCTCGCCGTCGCGAGGAGCTGCTCGCCCCGTACGTCGCCGCCGGCGCCGCACTCCGCATGATCTGCGACGTCGTGGCCGAGACCATCAATGCGGCCGTAGCAGCGTTCGAGCGTGGCTTCAACGGAGGCGGACGATGACCGTCTGGCACCACTCGCGGCGCGGCCGCATCGAAGGCGACCTGCTCCGCCAGGACGACACCTGGGCGCACATCCGCCTCACGGCTCCGACCGACCTCGCAGACCGCGCCCTGCGCCCGACGCAGCATGACGGCTTCGAGGCAGGCGAGACCATCACCGTCCGCCGTGAGCACCTCACCGAGGTCATCCGGCCCACCACCGCACAGCTGCTCGACTTCGCCGCCCGCCACCCCGGCAAGCACGACTCCCGCGTCGACCAAGCCATCCGCGACGAGCTCCGCATCACCCCCACCCGCTACATCCAGCTGCTCACCGACGCGATCCGCACCCCCGAAGCCCTGCAGCACGACCCACAGACGACCCGCCGGCTCCTCCGCGAGGAAGCCGCTGCGGAAGCCGCACGCGCTCGCCGCGTCCACCCCTGAAAGGAACCACCATGACCCCCGTCGAACTCGTCCGGTGGGCGCTCGCCGTGCTCGTCTGCGTCGTCGTGCTCGCCGTGATCGCGCTCCTCATCGGAGCCACGATCGCCGGCATCCGCAACGCCAACCGCAAGGCCAAGCAGCAGCTGCCGAACGACCACCAGATCCTCTGACCCGCCCGACACCCCGAAGGAACCACCATGGCCACGAAGTACGACCCCACCACCGCCGACCCCGGCCAGATCGAGAAGATCCCCGCCGGGCAGATCGTCATCGACCCCAACGTCCGCAAGGACATCCGCCGCGACCCCAGCTTCGTCTCCTCGATCCGCGTGCTCGGCTTCCAGCAGTACCCCGTCGGCTACCGCGACGGCGACCAGGTCCACATCACCGTCGGACAGCGCCGCATCAGCGCCGCCCTCGAAATCGGGTGGGACGTCGTCCCCATCGTCATCAAGCCCCGCCGCGACGCCGAAGCCGACCGCATCGAGGAGCTCCGCCTCATCGAGCAGATCGCCGAGAACGAGCAGCGCGCACCCCTCACCCCCGCCGAGCTCGCCGCCGGCTACAAGCAGCTCGCGCTCCTCGGCGTCACCGACGAGCAGATCGCCCGCAAGACCAACGCGCCCAAGACCACCGTGCAGACCGCGCTCGCCGTGGCCGCATCCGACGTCGCCACCGCGGCGCTCGAAGCCCGCCCGATCACGCTCGAGCAGGCGGCGCTGCTCGTCGAGTTCGAGGACGACCCCGCGGCCATCGAAGCCATCACCGAAACCCTCGCCGAGCGCCCCGAGCAGGTCGAACACACCGCCGCCCGGATCCGCAAGGACCGCGAGGTCGCCGCCGCCGTCGACGCCAAGGTGAACGAGCTCGAGCAGGCCGGTTGGTTCGTCCAGCGCGAGGAGAGCAGCTACGGGTGGAAGGCGCCCGCCGGCACCTACACGCTCCGCCACCTGTACCGCGCCGGCGACCCGAACGAGGAGCAACTCCTCCCCGAGGACGTCGCCGAGCTCGATCAGCGCCATGCGGTCGTCTACCCCACCCCCTACCGCGACGAACTCGTCGAGGCCCGCTACTACATCGGCAACCCCACCGACCAGGGACTCGAGATCTTCGACCACGCCAAGCCCGCCGCTGGGAAGGGCGAACTCACCGAGGAGGAGAAGGCGGCCCGCCGGCAGAAGCGCGCCGACAAGGCCGACATGATCACCGCCACCGCAGTCCGCCGCGCCTGGATCCGCGACTTCCTCACCCAGAAGACCGCCACCAAGATCCTCACCGCCCCCGGCATGCCCCGCTGGATCACCCACGCCATGTTCCAGACCGCCGACTGCCTCGGCCACAACCAGCGCGACGGCAACGCCCGCGACCTCGCCTGGGAACTCCTCGGCCTCGACATCCCCTCCACGAAATACGCCTACCAGTCCCGCAACGCCTCCGCCCAGTTCATCAACGACCACCCGAACCTCGCCCTCGCACTCACCGCCGCCTACGCGATCGCGCTCGCCGAAGACGTCCTCGGTGACCCGAAGCACTACTGGGCGGGAACACAGCCGGCTGAGCTCGTCCCCTACCTCGAGCAGCTCGCCGAGTGGGGATACACGCTGTCCGACGTCGAGCAGCGCCTCGTCGACTCCCGCCGTGACGCATTCGCTGCGGCCCGGGCGAAGGAGCTCGCAGCGTGATCGGGGAGATCATCCTCGCCGTGATCGTGTTCGTCGTGCTCGTCGCGATCGTGGCGCTCAACGTCTGGCTCGAGCGGTGAGCCGCGGCCCGTACCGGCGCGCACCCCGCCGGCACATCAGCGAAGCGACCCACCGCGTCGGCGACATCATCACCGTCGGCGCCACCCGGTGGCTCATCCAGCAGATCACCGGCAAGGACGTCGTCCTCGAAGCCACCAACACCCTCGCCGGCATCGTCTGGCGCACCACCCTCACCAACCTCCCCAACCCGAACAAGGAGCTCCAATGAGCAGCAGCGACCTCTTCACCGCCGACTACCCCCACGGCACCCCCGAAGGCTTCGACGGCCCCGACGGGCATGACGGATGCCGCGGCGGCGCATGCCCCGGCGCCGACATGTGGGGCCTCTCCTGCAAGCGAGCCAAGCAGCTCAGCCGCAGCGACTACCAGTACCAGAAGCTCGCCGCACAGGGCCTCACCCCCGCAGCGATCGCCGACGAGCTCGGCCTCGTCCCCACCGGTGCGACCGCTGCCCCGGTGACGAAGCGCGCACCCAAGCCCAAGCCCGCCGACCGCGCCGCCGCCAAGAAGGCCGCGAAAGCCGAAGTCGCCGCAGCGTTCGCAGTCGACGAGGAGCTGCTCGACAACGGCCCCGACACGAACCTCAGCGACCAGCACGACGCGGGATACACCGAGGTCATGGATGACAGCGTCGGGCTGCAGGAGCAGATCCAGACGCTCCTCCCGCAGATCGAGCCCGAGATCGCCGCCTACCTCGGGCGTCCCGGCGAGCTCACCGCCATCTCCATCGATGTGCAGGGTACCGAAAGCTCGGTCGAAAACCCCACGCCGGCCGCAGCACCTACGCCGAAGGAGATCCGCACCTGGGCAATCGAACGCGGCTACGAGGTCAAGCCCATGGGCAAGCTCCCGCAACACATCATCGACCACTACTGGGAGACCCACGGCCTCCTTGGCCGGCCCGCCCACTACGCCCCCGCCAAGGTGGACCCGGACACCGACCAGGTGGACACCGAGACCCCCGCAGCGGCCACGATCGTCCCCGAACCGGACGGCCGACGCCCCGAGTGGGCCCACGTCACGCTCACCGAAGACCTCGCCCGCGCCCAGACCGAACGCGACGCGCTCGCCGAAGAACTCGAAGAGACCAAGGGCGAGCTCACCCGAGCCCGCGGCCTCGCCGCCCGCCTCGAGGAAGAACTCGCCCGCGACCGCGAGGAGCACGCCGCGGAGATCTCCGACCTCCACCTCCAGCTCAGCGGCAGCCACCACGGCATCCAGCAGCGCATCCAGCAGCTCGAGGAATCCATCGCATCGCTCGAGCAGGACGAGCGGATCCGCGCATGGGAGCTCGTCACCAGCCACCGCGCCTTCGCAGGATGCCACGACGAGGAAGCCCCGCTGATCACCAGCATCCTCAAGCGCCTCAACGAGCTCACCAACCAGAACGAGGCCAGCACGATCGCACGCCTGTCCAGCGCGCTCGAACTCACGATCCGGAAGTGGGCCGCCGAACGCGAACGCGGCGACCACCTCGCCGAAGTCCTCGCCGCTAAAGACTGGCTCGATCAGATGCGCCGTGAAGAGACGCACCGGCGACTGGCGGCGATCACGGACCGCATCCCCGCCACCCCCGACGACGACGGCATCCAGCGCCCCGGACTGGCCCGCCGTATCCGCCGCGGATGGATGACCGGCCGATGACACCCGACACCGATCACATCGCCACCGCGCTCGCCGCAGTCGCCGACACCGCCGATCCGGTCACGATCCAGGACATCATCGCCCTGGTCGACGAGCTCGCGATCGCCTCCTCCCCCACACCCCGATCCACCATCACCCGGCCGGCGCTGCTCACCATGCTCCGCGACGCCGTCGCCCCCAACCTCGGATCCACCGGGGCAGGGCGCGGCGCCGGCCGCAGCATCCCCATCGACGCCGGCGCCCTCACCCTCTGGGAAGACGTCACCGGCCGCATCGAAGCCCTCCACGAGGACCTCGAGGGCGAAGCACCCGTGACCGGGTCACACGAGCAGATCCTCCTCGCCTGGTCCCGCGAGCTCCTCGCCGCAGCCAACAGCCCGCACGGCCTCAACCAGGACGCGATCGACTACGCCCACCACCGCGTCGCCCGCATCCGCAACCTCATCCGCGACCACTTCGACCCGCCCCGCATCGGCGAGATCCTCGGCGCCGCCTGCCTCGACTGCGGAGAGACACAGGTGCTCCTCCTGATCGACGGCGAAGAGATCCCCGCCCCTGCCGTCATCACAATCCGCCGCGGCAACGACCCCCTCATCGTCCACTGCCGCGTCTGCGCCGAGACCTGGTCCACCGAAGACCTCGAACTCCTCGACCGCTTCCGCTGGGCCCAACGCCGCACGGAGCGGATCCACGACCTCACCACCCCCCTCAACGACGACGACTGGCACCACATCCGCCTCGAGCTCCGCGACAACGCCGCCCCGAAGAACAGGAACCACGCATGACCCGCTACATCACCATCACCAGCCAACGCTTCCCGACCGACTACGACCGCGCCTTCCTCGTCGAGCTCACCGACAACCACGGCACCGTGAAAGCCGAAGGCACCTACGCACAGATCACCGACCTCCTCACCAAGCTCAACAGCGACACCAACACCGAGCCCAACAACGACGACTTCGCCCACGACCGAGCCGGACGACTCCGACGCATCCACGACCTCCTCAGCAGCCTCGACTTCGACCACACCTTCCCCCCGGACACCGCCTGGGGAGCCGTCCTCCGCGAAGCACTCGCGCTCGCCGCAGAGGACGGAGGCCAGGCATGACCAAGGTCGTGCTGCTCGGCGGACCCTTCGATCGCCGAGAGATCGACATCCGACGGGAGCCTCCGCGCTTGGAAGTCGCAGGGAGGATCTACGAGCGGATCAATGACCCAGAAACGGGTGCGTCTCTCGGCGCCTACGTCATCGCAGATCGCACGGATGGGACGGAGGAGCGATGAGCGAGGGACCGATCAGCCAGGCCCGCCGTGCGTGGCTGCCGCCGAAGACGAGCACGAACCCGAAGACGGCGAAGCACCTCACCGAGCACCTCGGCGGGCTGCCGCTGTGCGGCTACCGCAAGCCCACAGCGGAGACCAACGACCCGACGCGGGCGACGTGCGCGAACTGCCTCGCCGCATACAACGCAGATCGCACGATTGGCGCGAGCGATGAGTGGGACGAGACCGAACCCGACCTGGCGCTAAGGTCGTCTCAACAACCAGGAGGGGACCCCACATCATGACCCAGACCGTCGCCCAGGCTCAGGACGTTGTCGACCGTAGGCGAGCGCAGCTCCACGCGGCTCTGCCGGGGATCGTGGAAGCGTTTCAGAAGACCCTGCAGTCCGCGTTCGACCAGATCATCCAGCAGACGGTCATCAAGCAGCCGTCCATCACGAACGGGATCAACGCGGCGGATCTCGGCGCGCTCAAGTTCAACATCAACGAGGCGAGCAAGCAGGCCCTCGGCACGGTCGCCAAGACGATCGACGAGTTGCGATTCGATGACATGGCGAGGCGCGCCCAGCCCAACATCAGCGGCATGGCCTACGTGCGCGCCGATCAGATCATCGACCCCCTGCTGACTCCGGTGTTCCGTCTGCTCGAAAGAGCCGGCTACAACGTCGCCACGTACAGGAGCGGGACGAACGCTGAGTACAGCAGCTCCAACCTGCGAGGTGTCGACCTCGCTGCCGATACCGCATCCCGCACCCTCGACCGACTGATCGAGGACTACGGGAAGGCCAAGTTCGAACTCCGCAAGGCGGAGGACGCCGTGGCGGAGACGGAAGCCCGAAGTGCATGGGACAACGCATAACCCGACAGTCACACCCCGCGACACGCCGCGGAGGTGCGCGCTCGCCGTGTGACGCCCGAAATTCGTGTTACAGTTTCGGCGCGCGGTAGAAGTGTTTCTATCGCCAGGACAGACGCCCTGAGCCCATCGGCTCGGGGCGTTCGTCGTTAAGGGGAGAGCGCGTCGTGGGTGGTTCCCGACGAGCACCGTGCCTCGCGTCCCCCAGAACGCGAGGCACGGCCCGAGGAGGTAGCGATGTCCGCCGTGCACCAGGATCCCCGCCAGGCTCGCGCCCTGCAGGAGTTGCGCGGCCGTGGTGAGATCCAGGAGTGCTGGTCCTGCCACCGCGAGCTGCACGCCTCAGCACGCAAGCCCAGCCCCTACGCCATCACCGTCGGCCACTACACGGACGTCGACCTCGGCCTCACTGATCCGTTCGACCCCGCAAGCTACGGCCCGCAGTGCGCGCCCTGCAACTACGCCGGCGGCGCCCGTCGCACTAACGCCAAGCGCCGCGGCGAGACCGGCCTCGAACTCACCACCTCCCCCGACTGGACGTGACTGCTCATGCTCGCATGGATCATCGCTGCCGCCAGCCTGTGGCGTGGCCTCACCCCCGATGAGGTGGACCAGGTCGCTGCCGAGGTACAGACCAGGCTGACAGAGCAGGCAATCGACCCGATCAATGTGACCGCGAGCGGAGCACTCACGATGCTCGACACCGCGATCGCCGTGGTCCTGGAGCGGTGCCGCCGGTAGATCGGTCCGTTTTTTCGCATCGTGGAGGTGCGACAAGACCGCGCCATCTTCCATTTCTCTCTCTCCGACTCGGGAGGGCCGATGTCGTCACGGCCGAAACTGCCACCGCACGGCACGCCCGAGCGCTATCGGCTCGAGCGGAAGGCCGGCAAGACGTGCGACCGCTGCCGAGCCCGCATGGCCAGTCTTCGCAAGGAGCAGCGCGCCAACGCCGCCGCCGCCGACGCGCGGTCGAAGATCCGCGCTCTGCCCCCCGCGGCTGACGACACGGTTAACGACACGAAGGTCGAACCGCCGACCGCGCGAGGCGGCCGCGGCAGAGGCGACGGCCCTGGCGTGATGGAGATCTCCGTTCAGGCGGATATCGACGAGATCGACGAGAGCCTGCAGGTGCCGTTCCACCGCACGCTCGCGAAGCTCGCCATCGGCCTCGCCAAGGAGATCGACGACAAGGACACCTCAGACACCGCCCGCCGCGACGCCCGCAAACAGCTCTTCGAGGTGCTCAAGTCCATGCGCACGCAGAAGGAGGGCGATGATGCCTCGGCGCTCCACGTCCTCCTCGAGCAAGCAGGATTCGGGGTTCCCCTCGTACCTGGCGGTCCCTCCTAGGTTCGGGACTCACCGCAACTTCGACAACCCGACCTACGGTGACCGGATCGGCCTGACGGCCCGTCTGCTCGGCAAGCCGCTGCTGCCGCATCAGCAGTACATGGCCGACGTGCTCGGCGAGGTCGACCCGCGCACCGGGATCCGGATCTACCGCAAGGGCTTCGTCACGTTCTCGCGCCAGGGCGGAAAGACCACGTTCGTCATCGCCTACAAGTCGCACCGCGCGCTCGACTGCACCACCCCACAGGTCATGCAGTTCGCAGCACAAGACGGCATCGAGGCGAAGAAGAAGTGGCTGCAACACGCGAAGCTGATCAAGAAGTCTGCGCTCGGCACGCGCGTGGTCGACGGCTCACCGACTACGTCGAACGGCAAGGAGATCTTCGAGTGGGACACGGGCTCCACGGAGGTCCCTCTCTCCGGATCCGAGGGGTCCGGTCACGGCGACACCGTCAACCTCGGCCTCATCACCGAAGCATGGGCGCACAAGGACTCCCGCTACCTCGACACGATCGAGCCCGCCATGAACGCGGACCCGAGCGCGCAGTTGCTGCTCGAGTCCACCGCTGGCAACGCATCATCCATCTACTGGAACGAACAGATCCCCGAGCTGCGCGAAAGACTGGAAGCCGACCGCGCCGAGCTCACCGCATCGCGCATCGCGATCTTCGACTGGTCGTTCGCAGACGACGAGGACCCCGGCTCGCCTGAGACGTGGCGGCGTCGGATCCCCCAGCTCGGCACGCAGTTGCTGCGTATCGAAGAGGTCGAAACCGCCTGGCGCAACGCGACGACTCCGAAGAAGATCCGTGCCTTCAAGCGCGCCTACGGGAACGTCGCCGACCTCGGCGCCGGCGACAGCAGCCTCTTCAACGAGGAAGTCTGGGAGAGCACCGAGACCGATGACGTCATCGTCGGGCTCCGTGCACTGACGTTCGACGTCACCCCGGACCGGTCCTGGTCGAGCCTCGCATGGGCCGGCATGACCGCCGGCGGCGAGATGCTGTCCGAGCTCGTCGCCCATGACCGTTCGACCCACTGGGTTGTCGCCGCGGCGGGCGAGATCTTCGACCGCAACCCGAAGATGGCCCGCCGGATCTACTGCGTATCCGGCGGCGAAGCGGTCACCCTCGAAAAGGCATTCACCAGGGCTGGCATCGACCTGATCATCCTCGGGCGTGCCGACTATGCCGGCGCTGCAGGTGAGTACTTCTCCGGATGCGGTGACGACCCAGACCTCGAAGAACCCGCCCCACGAATCCTTCACCGCTCCGGTCGCGAGCAGCTTCCGCTGCACATCGCCGTCGGCGGTGCCGCATGGACGCGCGACAAGGCGCCCGTGTGGGACCACCGTCGGGCGACCACCGTGATCTCGCCGCTCGTCGCGTGCTCGATCGCGCCCTGGGCCTACCACCTCGAACTCGAGGCCGACTACGACCCCATCGCGGCGATCCGCTACGCGAACCGTCTCGACGAGAGGACAGGCACATGAGTCCCGAGCAGGAGCAGATCGTCGAGGCGATCGCCGACCGCAAGCGCGCCGAGCGCATCACCACGGTCCTGGATGGCGCCGGCGCGATCCTCGTCGTCGCGGGCGTCGCGCTGTGGTCGATCCCCGTGGCACTCGTGGTCGCCGGTCTCGCCGTGCTGCTGATCGCTCACCCGATCCCGATCCGGAGGTCGCGATGAGCCTGTTCACACGTGAAGAGACCCGCTCTCTCACCTACGGCGACGTGTGGGGAACCGGATCGGACCCGCTGATCGGCACCGAGACGGTCACCCGCATCGCCCCGGTCTACTCGGCCGTGTCGCTCATCGCCGACCTGTTCGTCCAGGGCAACGCGCGTGCCGTGTCGGAGCGCGCCGACGGCGAACTCGACCCGGCGCCGACGCCGATGTGGCTCAAGGATCCGGACCCGTTCCTGAGCCCGTCGACATGGCGCTACCAGTTCGTCGTGTCCTGCAAGCTCCGCGGCAACGCGTACGGCCTGGTGGACCCGGGCCGGCGCTTCGTCCGGTGGCTGCACCCCGACTGGGTGCAGATCGACGAGTCCACGCCGCTCCAGCCGCGGTATTTCGTGCTCGGCCAGGAGGTCGATCTCGTCAAGCGCGGCGGCTCCCTGATCCACGTTCCCGAGTTCGTGCAGCCCGGCCGGGTGAAGGGCATCAGCCCCATCCAGCAGTTCATGGACCTCTTCGACGGCGCGGCCGCAGCGGCCGCGTACGGGCGCAGCTGGTTCAAGAACGCGTCGATCCCGCCGGCGATCCTGTCCACGAAAGCAGAACGCGTCGGCGCCGAAGTCCTCCGCGAAGCGCGCGACGACTTCGTCGCCGCGGCGAAGACCGGACTACCGGTCGCGCTGCCCGGCGAATGGAACTGGCAGCGGATCAGCGTGGCGCCGGCAGAGGCGCAGTTCCTCGAGACGATCAAGGCGAACGCCACGACGATCGCGTCCATCTTCCGCGTCCCCGCCGAAGACATCGGCGGGGAGGCGGGATCCTCCCGCACCTACTCGAACCGCGAGATGGACCAGGAGCTGCTCAACGTCCGGACCATGCAGCCTCTCGGGACCAGGTTCGGCGACGGCGTCGCCCCGCTGCTCCCCACCGGGCAGAAGGTGATCGTCGACTTCGACGGGCTCGCCCAGCCGGGCGTCCTCGAGTCGTCGCGAGCCGACAGCGAGCAGCTGAAGAACGGCACCCTCACCCTCGCGGAAGCACGCCGTTCCCGCGGCCGCCGCCCGCTCACCGCGCAGGAGATCGCCGACTGGCAGCAGTGGTACGCGACGTTCAAGTCCGAGTCCGAGTCCGAGGCGACGTCCGTTTCCGTCACGAAGGAGCAGAAGCCATGACCGACACGATCGAGCACCGCGCATTCGAATGCACGATTGAGTACCGCGCAGCCCCGGAGGGTTCAACCTCTCCCGGGACCCTCGTCGGACACGCCGCCGTGTTCAATCAGCTCAGCCGAGACCTCGGTGGATGGTACGAGGAGATCGACCCCGGCGGCTTCGGCGCGAACGCCGCGGACGGCAGCCTCGACATGGTCGCGCACAACCGCGTCATGGCTCGATCGGAGCATGACTCCCGGCTCCTGCTGGGCACGACCGACGCAGGCACGCTCCGCCTGTTCATCGATGACATCGGTCTCGGTTACGAGGTCGACCTGCCGAACACCACCGCGGGCCGCGACGCGGGTGAGCTCGCACAGCGCGGCGAATACCGGTACTCGAGCTTCGCGTTCTCGCTCATCGACGCGGTGTGGCGCGAGGACGGCGAGGGACGGCTCATCCGCCGCAACACGAACATGCGCCTGATCGACGTCGCCCCGGTCGCGAACCCGGCGTACTGGGGAGCCACCGTCGGCAAGCGCGACTTCACGCCCGACCTGGGCGCCGTCCGCGCTCAGCTTCACCCGGCGCCGGCCGGCCCGGGTGATCGCGAACGGTCGGCCGTCGACCTGTTCCGCGCCAACAACGACCGCCTCCGGGACTTCCGGAGCGGCACACGAGCCCGCAGTGTGCGGGGGAAGGAGCTTCGCTGATGGCCACCATCCTCGAAGACATCAAGCGCCTGCACGACGAGCAGAAGCGCGACTGGGAGACCGAGGGCAAGCCCCTCGCCGACATCGCGTCCGAGCGCGAGTTCACCGCCGAGGAGGCGGAGAAGTTCGACAAGCTCACCCGCGCGTTCAACTCCTACGACGACCGGATCACCGTCCTGCGTCAGCAGCTCGAGCTCGAGCAGCGGGCGATGGACTTCGCCGGCGAGCTGCTCGGCAACCGGTCCGCGTTCGGCACCGCGGCGGAGGTGCAGGAGTTCGCGGAGAGCATCCGCTCCGTCCTGCGTGGCGAGACGCGCAGCCTCTCGTACGTGCCGACCGCCGCCGAGGTCCGCAACCTCGCCGAGATCCGCGCGCTGAGCGTCGGCGGCAACGGGCAGATCGTCGGCAAGACGTACCTCGAGCAGCTCGTCATGCCGCTTCGCATGTTCTCCGGCATCGTCGCCGCCGGCGCGTACACGTTCGTGACGGAGAAGGGTGACGACGTCATCCTGCCCCGCCTCGCGAGCTTCGGCGCCGCCGCAGCACAGACGGAGGCGGCGCAGCTGACCGGCACCGACCCGACCTTCAACCAGGTCACGTTCAAGGCGTTCAAGTACGGCGACTTCCGCGGTATCTCGACCGAGCTCATCCAGGACTCCCTGATCGACATCGAGGGTCTCACGAACCGGCTCATCGGCGAGAACATCTCGGTGCTGCTCGGGCAGAAGCTCGCCGTCGGCGCTGGCACCACCGAGCCCACTGGCATCGCCACCGCGGCGACCGTTGGTGTGACCGGCGGCACCGGCGTCGGGGGCGCCCCGTCGTGGGACAACCTCATCGACCTGCAGGAGTCGGTGCTCGCGCCCTACCAGGCGCGCGCCGCGTGGGTCATGTCCAACGGTGCCGTCGCCGCGGCCCGGAAGCTCAAGGACACTCAGGGCCGCTACTTCTGGGAGCCGAACGGCCAGTCGGGTGCCCCGTCCGAGCTGCTCGGCAACCCGGTGTTCCGCGACCCGTTCATCGCCGCCCCCGGCCTGAACGCGACCTCGATCTTCTACGGCGACTTCTCGCGGTACTGGATCCGCATGGTCGGCGACGTGCGCATCGAGCGCTCGGACCACGCCCTGTTCGGCTCCGACCAGGTCGCGTTCCGCGGCGTCCTCCGCGCCGACGGCAACCTGGTCGACGTCAACGCCATCAAGGCGTTCAAGGGTGGTGCGTCCTGATGGCCACCCGGAAGCCGGCTCAGGCGGCCGTCACCTCGCCCGACGAGGGCCAGGTCAGCGAGCCCGCCGAGGGCGAGAAGCAGACGCCCGACGAGGGCCAGGTCAGCGAGCCCGCCGAGGGCGAGCAGGCAGCGCCCGCTGAAGGTGAGCAGGCGCCCGCCGAGGGCGAGCAGGCAGCGCCCGCTGAAGGTGAGCAGGCGCCCGCCGAGGGCGACAGCGCGGAGCCCGAGGTCACCAAGCCGGAGACGACCGAGGAGCTGCTCGCCCGGCTGACCTCGCAGGGCTGGAGCGAGCCGGTCAACGTCGAGCCGACGACCGTGGTCATGCAGATCGCGATCACCGGCACCCGCGACGGCGAGCCGTGGCCACGCCCCGGCGAGGAGATCACGCTCCCCGCCGACGAGGCCGACCGCATGGTCCGCCTGGGCTACGCCAGCCCGGTCGACTGAGAAGTGCGCGGGGGGGCGTCTCACCCCCCGCCCCCGCGCACCCAGCCCTGAGGAGACACCATGGCAGCCAATTGGCCGATAACGACGGCGGATCTCCGCAAGGAGCTTCAGATCGCGGCCGGCAGTGATGACGAGGCCGAGCTTCAGATCTACGTCACGGTCGCGTGCGAGCGCATCGACGCCAACACGGGCCGCAACATCGAGCCCAGCCGCCACGAAATCGCCGGCAACCTGCCGGAAACGTTCATCCTCGCTGCTCGCGCGACCGCCGCCCTCTGGTGGCGGCAATCGAAGAATGGTCCCCGCAACCGCCCCGGCGGGCAGGCCGGCGAGATGAACGGCCCACCGGCCGGCATCGACCTTCCGTCCAAGGTCAAGGGATGGCTCACCCCGTACCCTCCACGCCTGTATCCGCCCGCCAGCCCCGTGTTCAATCCCGTCACCCTCAGCTTCG